AGCGATCTCTTCCCATTGCTCGGCGGTCTTCGAGGAGGAGTCAGGCGCATGGCCGTTCGCATTGCCGTCATCATCGGTGGACGACGCTTGCGACACTGGCGGCACCTGGCCGTTGCTGTCAGGGGATGAGATGGGCGGCGCCTGGCCGGTGGCATCTCCGTTGGTTGGCATAGCTACATCTCCAGTATACATACTAGGCGGCGTTTGTCAAGTGTCTCTTGGACAAATGCACCTGGCATCCGCCAAGGGCCATGACAAACGATGGCTAGGAGGCCATCGATTTGAGGGAGGGAGGGATCGGGAGGTTGAAGCGATTGTAGAGCGATACCAACTTCTTGGCAGCGCTCTTCTTGGCGCTGGCGGGGATATTCATGCTCCCACCACGCGCGCCAGCGAGCGCGGCGGCGGCTGCGCCAAGCGCGGCGCGATTGTATGCGCCATCAGGAGACTTAACGGGCAGCTTATAGCGACTCTTCGCGTCCGGTGCGCCCTCGCCGGTATCGACCAGGCAGGCGTCGCGCCACTGCTGCGGCGTAAAGCGGGCGGCGTCACCATCCCAAGGGGCAGAGGAGAGGGAATTATCAGCCATAGTTTCAGGCTCCTTGCCGCGCTGCGCAGCGAGGATACGCAGCCAGTTGGCATTGTCGGGGTCTTCGTCGATATTAATGATGGGGCGAGATGAGGTATTCTCATTGGCCATTAGTGGATCGCTCCATCGGGGATATCGAGCAGAGGCAGTTTGCCGGTCTGCGTCGTTGTGCCACGCTCAAAGAGCAGCTTCATCATGGCGCAGGCGGTGTAGGGGCTGCTGAGGTGGTTAGTGACGGTGTAGGGACCGCCAAACTGGCCTTGCACAGTGCCGTCCAGCGCGTCAGCCATCGCGTGTAGCGTCGCCACGGCATCGGCGTCGCCGGTGATCTTGCCATCAGTCCAGGCGACGGTGACACGCCTGTCACCGCGTAGTCCCGTGATGCTGAATGTGGTCATGGCAACGCTCCTGGCAACGCTCCTGGCGCTTCGGCGCGGATGGTGGCGAGCAGGCCAAGAATGAAGTTGATGAACCCCTCATCTTCTCGCAGTGCGATTGTATCATAGGTCGCGCCGCCACCGAGGATCGCCTCGGCGCCGACGGAGAGAATCTCATAGCTCTCGACGCTACGACGCGGGAAGCCGAGCGGAGAATCGTATTCGGGCCGTCGGATAATCAGCGGCGCGCGGCCAATGTAGGGGTCAATCCAGTTATCGAGTTTTGTCTTGGCGTTGACGCCGTTGGTCAGATCTACCAACTCATCACCCAGCGTGCGCGCGTTATAGAACTGTTCTTCGAGTTGCGAGATTTGCGGAATCGCCTGCTCCATGCGGTGCATAATTTCATGCAGACCGAGCGACTGCGCTTGACGCGCCTGGCGCAGATTGGCGGGCAGGTCGAGGCCGATCTTCCCGGCGCCGTTGGCGTAGCCCTCGAACCAGCCCGCGCCACTCGCGTTACGATTGAGCACGACGTTGAGTGTGCCGAGGTCGTTGCTAGCAGCGATCCAGTCGCGAGGCACCATCTCCTGCGCCTGCTGGAGCGTCTGCGCCAGGTCATCGTTGAAGCCGCGCGCGGTGGTGTCAAGCGCCAGATCAGCGCCACCCATGGGGCGCATTTCCTGGAGGTGCGCCAGCGCGCGCGCCTGGAACTCTGCCTGATAACGCGCCTCGGCGTCGAAATAGCGCACGCCGCCATGCGCCGCCACGGCATCCGGCTTGCCCATCGCCCAGGCCCGTTCGGCGTCGGTCACATTGGCCGCGCCTTTGGCGCGGATGGCGCGCGCTTCCACCGCGTAATCGTGATAATCATTGAGCGCGGCGTCTCGCTGGAGGTAATCATGGAGTTGCTGGCCAATACGCGCCACGTCGCCATGCGCCAGCGCCTGCTGGTCGAGCGACTCCACCTGCTGTTTCAGATCAGCGACAAACTGCCTGTCGGCTGGCGTCAGATCATAACTCGCCTCGGCGAAGTCAGAGCCAACGGTGGCGCGGGAGACGGCGAAGGCGGCATTGCCTCTCACAAGCTGCTCAGCGGTTTGTATCTCATCTTCGGTCGGCGTGATCCTGATACCCATCTCTGCCGCTGTAGTCTTAAAACCAGCGACGGAATCAAGTTCTGGCTTATAGATATCAGGGCTACGGACGCGCAGATTCGCCATCGCTTTATTCACTGCTTTATAGGTTTTGTTGCGAGCCACAGTCGCGGCTTCATAACTGACTTTCGCATCCCGATACTCAACCGTCGCCTGCTTACCACGCTCCTCCAGATCAGTCACAAGCCGCGCCAAGCGGCTCTTCTCATTGAGAGTGGCAACGTCTTTCGCCCGCGCCTTCTCCAGTGCCGATAAGTCCTTTAGATACTGTTTGACGGCAGGGTCTGACTGATCCAATGCCGCGTGATAGAGGTCATATTTAGCCCTCGTCTCGGCCATGAACCGTATGCGTGCGGCCTCTGCCGCCGCCTCGCGTGAGACGTTCGCGCCGCCCGATTCCAGACGCCAAGGGATACCCGCCTCGTTAAGCTTCGCGATCAAAGCCTCAGAAGGATTTGCGCCGCTATTGAAAATCACCTCAGCGATGTCATGCGAACTCACACCACCGTGAATCTGCGCCTCCAGATAGGACAATGGATCACCTCGGCTAAATGCTTTTGGATTCAGCGGGTCGTTGATATCGGACCAGTGTTGTATCTCAAGGCCCGACTCTTTGCCGCTCTGGAAGGGGAAGGCGTCATATTTCGGCGCGTTGACCGGCTCAGGGATAGCATGGTCATTCTGAAGACTATCGCCAACAGTGAAGGTCGAGCGGGAGCGCACGTCGTCCTTCAAGACAATACGGGCATCGCCCCATCCGCGCGCAGCGGGGTCGTCATCGGTGAGCGGAGCAATATAGCCAGAGACGGGGCGCAATTCCACTGGCAGATCCAGCGGATAGCCGAACGCTTCTTTCTCATATTGCGCGCGCATATCCGCATACATGCCGACCTTGGCCTGGAACTCTTCTTCTGTCTCTTGCGCGAATGCTGAGCGCTGGCCCATCGAGGTAAGTGACGTACGCGCCTCATGCACTGTTTTAAAGCGTCCGGCGTCGAGGATCTGTTCGAGTTGCGCTTGCGGCTCGCGAATCGAGATAACACCGGCGTCCATGCGCTCAGCCAGATTCGCAGTAACGGCCTTCTCGTACTCCGCAACTGTCATATGATGCAGGTCGGCAAAGGAGGCAATATCAGACTTCTGGTTGGCGTGAACAAGCCGCGTGAACTTCGCCTCTGGTTTGACATCTGGCTTGCCTGTGCGGGCTGCTTTGACATCACGTGCCGCCTGGCGCTCCGCCGCTTTGGCAACCTTCGCCGCCTCCCGCGCGGCGGCTTTGGCAGTCGCCTCCGTCTCTTTGCGCACGGCGACCTGCACATCGAGTTTGGCCTGCGCCTGCTCCAATACCTTCTTGGCCTGGGCGATGTCGCGCTCCAGCGTCGTGGTCTCGCGGCCTTTCGCCAACGCGGTATTCAGTTTGCGATTGAGGCTGGCGAGTTGGCTGCGCGCCGTCTTCACCTCGGCGCGGGCCGCCGCCTCCGCGTCAGAGATCGTCGCGCGCGCCGGGGCATAGGCACGCTCAACGCCTGTAGCCAGTGCGCTCACCCGTGCCTGCGCGGCATCAAGCCGCGCCTGTGCACTCAGGACGCGCTGGTCGTTCTGTAGCGCGGAGGAGAGCAGACCCTGCGGGTTACGCGAGTAGTCGGCGCGTACGGCATCCTCGGCGGCACGGAGCGCCCGCTGCGCGTCCCGCACCTCGGCCCGCGCGCCTGCCAGGGTGTCGAGGTCGGTGAGCTGCGTACCCTTCAGCGTCAACCGTTCCACCTGGCCACCCAACGCCTGCAACTGCCGCTCCACCGCCGCGCGCTCGCTGATCGGCAGATCGGTCTTCAGCATCTCGGCGAGGTTGGTGATGAGCAGTCCGCGTTCGTGGCTCTCCATGTCGTAGGGTAGGCCATTGCGTAGGATCTGATAGACGATGCGCGAGGCGTCGCTGCGTTTGGCCCACGCGGGCATCAACGCTTCGGGCACAGGCTGGCCAAGCTCGCTATAGCGCAGTTTGCCCAGCGCGAATTTCTGTGCCAGCTCCGGGTTGAACTCGACCAGCCGCTTTGCCTGCCGCGTCGGAATCTGCAACTCCTTGAGCGACTTCTGATAGTAGCTGGATGGGAAGCCATCGCTGGCGGGACGCACGCCGATAAAGTCTTTGAGCATCACCTCTCCGCGCTTGTACGCCTCGTAGCCGGTCTGCGTGCCGATGATCTCACGCTGTTTGGCGGGGGAGTAGCTCTCGAACTTCTCGCTGATGCTGGTGTAGTTGCCCGGCGCGCCAATGCTCGTCTCGTCCAGTCCCTCCGCGTCGATGCCGTAGGGGCCAAGGATGTCGCTCCACGGCTTCGTCACGGGGATGGGCGCGCACTTGCCACATGGATGGTCTGACAAGTCTTCGCTGAGGTCGTGCAGCGTGCCATCCATGCCAGCGCACATGGCGCAGGGATTCGCGCCTCCAGCACTCCACATCCAATAGCCCAGCACATCGCTATTGGCGCGGTAGGTCTCGTGCGCGGCAGACCTGTAACTCCCCAAAATTTCCGTGCGACTAATAACAATCGCGCGTGAGCGTGAGATGCCCATTGCCTGCGAGATGCCCTGCGCCATGCTGACCGGATTCGCGCCGGTTGCCAGGCCCATCAGCAGCGCCTGCCGCGCGCCACTCGTCGCCTCCTGCGGGAAGTTGGCGAACAAATCGCCAAGCGGATGGCCGTTGCCTGCGCGGCCGACGAGCTGGCTGATCGCGTCGGGGTTGGGGCGGTTGAAGAGCAGCGCCGGATTGACGCCAAGCTCACTGGCGGGGAACAGCGCCTCCTGTGTCAGGTGCTCGGCGTCCTGCAATCCTGCGTTCATGGCCTTCAGTTGTGTGTCCTCGACGGTACGCACGGAGGCATTGCCGTAGGCGAGGGCGCTGGCGCGTACGCTCTGCTCGATGCTCTTGAGCGTGTTGTTCTGGCTGGTAAGCCAGTCCAGCGAGAGCTTGGCGGCGGGGTCATCCTCGGCGATGCGCAGGGCGTTCAGCGCCTTGGCGTATTCGTCGAGCACTGGCTGGTAGAGGGAAGCCGCCGCGGCCATGCCACGCTGCCAGTCGCTATGCAGCATGGCTTCCGTCTGCTGGACGAGCACCGACAGCCGGGCGCGCTGCTGCGCCTGAAGCGCGAGCAGCGCATCCTTATATGCGGCGGTCATCGGTGCTGGACTGGCCATGCTGGCTCCTGGAGGATGGATTCCGACGAGTTTCTAAAACTCGTGTTGAAAGGTGTTGACAATCAAAATGATATGTGTTACTATTCAATCATCAGGACGGCACAGGGCCGACTGAGGTGAGCGCCGAGAGGCGACGAAGGAGAACCGCAATGCAGTACACAGTGATTACCGTGAGCGCGTCCATTCTGGGTGATCCGGTTGAGCAGGCGGATGTTGACCGCTACAACGCACTGGTGGACGAGGAATTGGCGAACGCTGGTCTCGATGACCTCTACAGTGTCTCAGTGTCACTCGGAAGTGGGCACGCTGACACGATTGTTGAGGCGCGCCACGATCCCGAACTGGCGGAGGCGCTAGAGGTCGCCTGGGAGCGCTTCTGTGCAGGTGAGTCCGCCAATGCCTAGTATTGGCGGCAAGCGGGCGGGGGCTGGACGCCTCCGCCAACGCTTCTCGATTGACGCAGAACATGCGCGCATGCTGGATGTACTGTATCGCTACCGACGCGCCACACATCCCGGCGGCTCCCTGCTGACGAAAACCGCCGTACTAGAGGACGTGATCGCAGCAGCGGCGCTCGATTTGCCGCTGGAGGTGCAGGTGGCGGGCAAACTGCGCGACGTACCGGCATTGGCGCGCTAACCTTTCGCCATCTGCTGCATCGTGGCGCGCGCCATACGCGCCTTCGGGCTATTGAGGGCGGCCATATTGCCCTGCGGCTGCGGCTGGGCAGGTTGCTGCTGCTGCCCAGCCTGTGCCGTTGCCGCCGCTTCATCCGGCCCGGTCATCTGCGCCGAGGCGGCGAGCGCTTGCGGGTCCATCGGCGGCGTGCCGGCGCCGTGAGCGAAGGCCGTCATCTGCTGCTGCTGCTCGTCGGCCTTGCGCTCGGCCTCCTGGTCAGGATCGCCGCCGGTGCGCTCGATCATAGTGGTCTGCGAGTAGCCGACGGAGAGCAGCGTCTGCGCCGTCTGCGCCATCGCCAAGTCATCGTTCGGCAAGAGGCTCGACCATTCGAGATCCACGTCCAGCGCCCGCCAATCGCTGACGAGACCCATCAGCGCGAGGCAGTAGGCCGAGGCGCGGCGCACCAGTTGGCCGTAGAGGCGGCGCTTCAGTTCCGTCTTCTCGATCAGCGGCTGGAAGAGCAGGGCCAGCGCGATACCGCTCATGTTGCCCCTGGGCATGCTCTCCTGCCGCCCCAGCGCGACGGCGGGGACACGGCTCTGCTCGTCCATGTCGGCGCGTAGGTCGTTGGCGAAACTCATGCTACTGGCCAGATCACCACTGGCGGAGACGGCCCACACTTTGCTCTCGGTCGAAGGCAGGCCCTGCACCACACCCGGCTCGTTGCGAATGGCGTTGGGGTCGCAGCCTGACGCGAAGATCCAGGGATGCGCGTTGCTCTTGATGATCTTGGCAATATTGCTCTCGATGAACTGGAGGCGCTCGTTGAGGTCCATCAAGGCAGGTGGCAGGTCTGGCAGCCCCCAGAACTCATTCGGGTTGGGCAGGTTCATCGCGTCGACAATCGGCGGGAAGGGATACGGCCACGTTACCGGCTCACCCACCGGCAGCCACGCCTGTTGCTGCGCCGAGAGCGCCGCCTGAGCGGCGCCGGGGCTGGTCAGGTCGTAGCGCAGCCAGTTGGTGATCGTCCAGTAGTCATCATCATCCTCGCCACCGACGCCGTAGCGCGCGTTGCCGTCAGCGTCCACCAGCGCGATCACCTGGCGCTTGGTGACGGTCTTCTGCTGGCCGTTGGACATGAGGCCGAGCCTGGTGCTGTACTCGATGACGTAGCAGACGGCGCGGTTGATATCGTCGGGGTCAGACAAGACGTAGACGTTGTGCGAGTCGAGCACCGAGAGGCGCGGATACTGCATCTTCGCCGAGTCCCAGATGATCTTCAGGAAGATGTGCCCGCTGATGCCGCCGTTCATCGCTGCCATCGTCAGCGTCGTCAGCATGTCGTCATTGCTGCCCCAAATTTTTTTGAGCGGGTAAGCGAACTTATCGACAACGCCGGTCTTTGCTTTCGCGCTGCCGATGTCTTCACTGTCATCACCCTCACCATCGGCGTCGTTCTTGTCGCTGTCGAGGCTGGCGTGGATCTTGAGTTCTTTGCCAAAGAGCCAGCTCACACCTTTATCGACAATGGCGGCGCAGCGGTTAGGCTGGATGTTGTCGCTCACCTGGCCATTGGGGGTCTTGAAGACCTCGGGGAACTCGCCGCGATAGGCACGCCAGGCGCGGTCGATCTCGCTGCGGCGCTGCAAGTCGGCCTGTGTCGGGTCGGGGTTGATTGGCTCAGGGCGGGGTGGAATCGGCTCAGGCTGCGCATCAGATGCGCTGGCATTGGCGCTTTGGCTGCTCGTTGCGGTGGCAGCGCCGAGGCGTGCTCTGGCTGCGCTCATAGCGTGCTCCTGTTGGGGTTAAAACAGTCGGGGGCCGCGGGTGGGGAAGCCCGCCACGAGGTCTCTATCGGCCACCATGTAGCGTGTCGCGTCTTGACCATGATCGAGGTCCTTGACCGGCTCCTCGTCATAGCTGCCGTCGCTCTTCTTGCGCCAGACGTAGGACTCGTATTCCTCGATGGTGCAGGCGGGCAGTCTCCGGTCACGCAGCAGCGGGTCCACTTCGCCAGGCGGCAGCGTATCGCGGAAGTAGAAGAGCCGCGCACGACCATCACCGGCGGGCCGGAGGCGGGCCGCGACGGCCTGGATGCCGTCGCTGACGCTCTTCTTGGCGGGCAGGGTCATCATCTGGAGGTGGCGTTCGAGTGTGGCCCTATCCTCGGCGTCATGGTCACAGATGATTGCGCGTGGATACGGGTCGC